TCACCCCGCAAAGCTCATGAGCTGGGCGGCGGCGTTCTCGGCCTCGCGCTGGGTACGGAATGTCCGTGATAAAATCCACCGCCAGAGCACATCAAGCGCGGATTTATACAACTGCTGAAATTCGACCTCATCCATGCTGGAAAAAGCGATGCTGCGGGGATGTTTGCGGAGGGTGCCGTCCGGTAGCTGGATGGCGTCATAGTGACCAGCCTCAACCGTCACCCATGCGCGGTAGGCATCGAAAGATTTAAGAAGGGCGACGTCCCCGGTTCGCAGGGTAGCTACGTTATGGAGGTACTGTTCCGCCGTCTCGTTAAGGGCCGGGGTATATTCCTGGCCTGCGGAGTCGCAAAGAAAATTAACGAACCCGGAGATAAGTTTCTGTTCCCGCGATGTGACCGTGCCGCCCGTTGGCGTCCAGTAGTCGAAACCAAGCTGAAGGAGTTTAAAAAATCGTTTATGAAAGGCGTAGTTGCGGACACGCTTAAAATCGGCGTGTATCCACTCACCGATTTTTACTGAGCGCAGGAAATCCCCACTCTCCGGCGTCGCCGGGAGCAGAAGCCCTGATGAGGTTTGCTTGACCAGTTGTAAATGCGCCATCGTTCTCTCCGGTGGCGCAGTAGATTGGGAGTTCAGCCCTCAGACGAGTATAACAAAGGATGATTATTCATGATAACCGGCCCTGATAGTCAGCTCATTAATCAGGGTATCGCTCCCCATGATGTCATTTTGCAACAACGGCAGAAACCGGACATAGCGGCCATCCCGATACATCAATGACCTGTTGCAGTCAGGAAAAAAATCCATTTCAGCAATTACTGTCATGTCATCACGGCGAATAACAGCATATTTACAAGTGAATGTTTTATTTAATTTTTTCACGGTGTCTCCATAGATAACGAACTTGAGCATTTTTAAAGCATCTTCATTCTCACCATGAATATATAGCTGGCTACTAATTATTATTATTGATAAATATGACTGATTTTTGACCACATGCAATGACATTTTCACTGTGTTCTATTTATAATTTTAAAACTGGTGATTTTTGACATGCTCATTTCCCGGGCATTAAAAAAACCGCCGGAGCGGGTTGAATGTGGGTGCATTGAGGATACCTGACACATCAGGGGCGGCGGGGATTTCTCCCCGCCGGGTCTCTTACCCCTCAAATTCGTAAGCCGTGAAGACAGCGGCCTCCGTCTGTCCGTACAAAGTTCATATTCATCTGATAATATTTAATCAGACACTACTTTAAGGTAAATTTATCACGCTCGGTATTAAAAAAACATTCACTTTTTCTAACTATCATACCCATACAGATAGGCTCCCGACTCAAAGGATGCTCTAATCCCTGACACACCAGGTTGAGGAATGCCTCTTTGTCAAATAAGCAACAAATATCTGACTGTGATGATACTTTAACAAAAACACCGTTTGTTGGAATATCCAGCGTTATCGGACAAGTTAAATGTTCTTCAGAACATGCAAAACTTCCTGCTTCAACCTGAAAACTACAGAAATTAATCCTAACAGGTAATAAATCTCTTATGTTGGCAGGTTGAGTATTAAAATGGTATCTAGCGTTCTGGGATTCAGAAAAAGTTAAAGATGCAGGCGGTGCAGGCATATTCCATGTACGATTTAATTGGCGTGCCAGCCTTTCTGCATTGCTAAACCTTTCTGGATAACTCCTGCGAATATCACTATAAACCTGCCCCGGCTCACGCCATGGAACCACCTCAAATGCTCCTTCGTCGGGGCTATGACGTACCAGGTATAATGCATCACGTAGTTGCACCTGTATTTCAGTCGGCCCAGTCGCGCCATCAGGAGGTCTGGCTGCATTACGTATACTGTCGAGAATATCCGAGGGTAATGTCTCTATTCTCATATGGGTATTTAAATATACATTTGGAAAACTTAATGGCATATTTCATTTCCTTTTATATTATTAAAGTTAAGAACACAGTAGTTATTATTTTTTTGAAAACATACCCCACACCATCTCACTATCATCCACACCTAACTAATACTTAAACATCCTGAATGATCTAGTATTTTTAATGCAACGCTTTCAATCAAATTTAGGACATATTCCATTTAGTCTGTTCATTATTCACACGTAGTTTCAGACGGGACTCAGCACATCCTTCCTGGTATTCGATTTTCATTCAGATTTCGCCTCCCGGTAATTTCCCCGATAAAATGCCAGTACCCTTTGCATCGTCACGCTGTTCCGGCACTCCGTACAGATAACGTTTCTGGTCCGGTCGTAGGAACGCACCACACCCTCCGGTGTTTTCAGAAAGCGGGTAATCCTGGCATCTTCACGTTTCTGCTTCCAAAGCAGGAAAGCCTGTTCCGAAGGGAAAATACCGCTTCTCCCGGCCTGATACAGATCCCCACAACTTTCCGCCTTTTCCAGGTAGTGACGGGCTGAAAAAATGGTTAACCCCGTTATCTTCCGCAGTTCTCCAAACGTCATCCGACCGTGGTTTCGTACCAGTTCCGTCAGGCGCTTCTGTATTTCAGCTTTCTGCGCCGGTGTGTAATTTCTGCTCATAAGTCCCCCCTGTTAAAGCCTTCCCGCCGCCTTACGCCGTCTGAATTCTTCCATCATCAGTTGTGCCGGGGTTGGCCCTGCCGGATGACGCGGCGCTGCCAGTTGACGGCGTACCGGCGGTATGCTGAAACCATTACCGACGTGTTTTGTCCACTTCGCCAGTAACCGTTCTGCAAGTCGTTTCAGTTCGCCTTCCGTCATCTGGTGCTCAACGCCCGTTCTGCGCATCTCGGTGCAGATGTGATACAGAACCGGCTGAGGCCACGGATATTTATCACTGCCGGAGTAGCGCCAGGACTCGTTACGCCAGTGACGATATTCCGCCAGCACCGCATCGGCTGTGAGACCAAACGCATTAGCTCCGCTTTCAGAAACCAGCGAAATAAACTCAGCCAGGTCCGGCGGCCATGTCTCAGCCGCCCGGCATCGCTCCATACACTGCTGACAAATCAGCCGGATTTGGCGCTCAGTCATCGCCCCAATCTGGGCCACCCACAGCTTCGAAGGTGCCGCGCCGTTCTTCTGCGTCCATCGGTTCGAATAAATTTCCCCCATGACTTCCCAGAGTCGCCAGGCCGTCTCCGTCGCTGGCGATCCCGTTTTCGCGTTCCCACTGCACGCGGGCTGCCCTGATTTGCTGTACTGCCCGCGATGCGGTGCTGTCTGGCTGGATTTCTGCATGGTTTTCTCCCCTGCTGGCTGGTTTCGCCTTTGCCCTAACGTGGTTTACGTGACGGGCGAATTTTTGTTCCCACTGGATTTGTGTGAACACCTTTCCCTCCGACGTCCAGTAATCCCTGAACGCGACAAGCTCCGTAGGTAAATATTCCGGCTCTGGTAACGCAACGCCCCACTGGGCGGCCCGTTGTCGGAAATCCAGCGAGGGATGCCAGTCATCCATCATTGAGAATTTCCCGATCGGCTCGTTCAGGCCTTCCCGGTATTCCGGTTCAGTCACGACAGGCTGTTCCATAATTCCAGGCTGACTAACCGGAGCACTCGCGCGCGCGCACGCGTTATGTGTGGGGTTTAATTCTTTTAGATCTATATCTTTATTAGTTCCCTTTTTGTTGGCTTCCTGTTTAAACACCAAACCAACACCTGTTGAACTTGTGTTACTTCCACTGGCGGCCTGCGTTTTCTTCCTGTTCCTTCTGGACTGAACAGATGCTTTCCCTGCTGCCGACTTTTTCGCCAGAACATCCCTGACCGCAGCGAGATCATTTTCGATACGCTCATGAATCCATTCAGTACCGTTATCAATGAAAAACTCTCTCAGGGACTCTTCCACTGCCCCCCAGCGTTCACTGCTAATCCGAGCAATTTTTGCCAGCCTGCTTTTCGGGATAGCTCTTCCGGTCTGCCAGTAATTGAACATCAACAGCAAATAGGCTCCATGCTCCTCGGCAGAAAGGTGCATGGTGTCCGCCAGATAATCAGCGATGTAAAGCTGCATGTATGGAAGTGCGGCCATAAAGCCTCTCTACGCTCTTTTCCGGGCGATAAAACATAAAAAATTACTCACTCTGGTACTGCTGGCGATAACCGCTACGTAACGCCTGTAACGCATATATGGCCTCGTCACACTTTCGCTCAAAATCCGCCAGCGGCGCGCCAAGAAGTACCGCGCTTGCCACTGCGGTTTTTTTAAAAGCTGTGAAAGCAGGTATTCAATGCTCTGCCCTGCCGTTATTCGTTTATGCAGTTCCGGCGCACTTTTGCGGATCGCCTCCAGAATAGCGGGGATCAGCGCAGAGAATTTCTCGCAGTGCTCCGCCGTTTCCCGTTTCCGCCAGCGCTGAAAAATGTTTATCCGGTTACGGCGCCATGCGTCGTAATCCACCGTTCCGTCGTCACGCTCGATACGGTGAACCGCTATTTGCGGTCGCGCCGGCTGCTCCAAGAACGCGCGGGTGATCAGCTGCGTGGCGGTTTCCTGGGTTATCTGTAGATATGCCAGCCATGACGATAACGCCTGACTGGCTGTTTCAGGGGTGATCATGGTTGTTCACCTTCGCTAATATGGTTCTGCTATCGTTCACATGAGGAGGGAAAACATCATCAAGAACACAGCGAGATCCCAGATGGTTAAGTGTGGCAACAATTTTTCGGCACTCCTCCAGTCCGGGTGTGCGAAAATTTGCTTCGTAGTTCGCCAGACGGCTCTGTATCCATCCCAGGTGAGTCGCAAGCTGCCTTTGAGATAGCCCCAGTTGCTTTCTGTATGTTGAAATTTTGTTCATTTAAAACCTCCGAATTTTATTATTCACAATTCGTGAGCATGGTCAACTACACATACGTGAGTATCATCAATTTCACGTAGCGTGATAAAATTCCAAACATGAAAACGATTGCAGAACAAATTGGCGAACGTCTTAAAACTATCCGCCAAAACAGAGGATTAAGCATGGGACGACTGGCTAAGCTATGTGGCTGGTCGGGGTCGTCACGCATTGCAAATTACGAGGCTGGAACGCGGAGTATTGGAGCTGAGGATGCCATTACGCTTGGCCAAGTGCTTGGCATTTCCCCCGCAGAACTAATGTTCGGTAAGCAGGAAAATGCCAACTCATGGCTGAGTGATAACCAACAAAAGCTACTCGAATTGTTTAATCAACTGCCAGCATCAGAGCAAACACGTATGCTTGATCTGTTTGAAATCAGATTAAAAGAAATTGATGAGTATGTAGAACAATACCTTAGAAGCAGACAGCATAAAAAAGATACTCCATCCTCTTGAGCTAACCTCCCCTCTTAGTAATCCCGCAAATGCGGGATTTTTTTGCTTATCCATATCCCACCAAGAAAATAATGCTCACAATTTATATTGACAAATTACTCACGATATGTGAGCATTTGATGTATCAAGACAACGCCAGACCAGATAACAGCCGGACAATACCATGAGTTATCCCGCTGCTGAGTCGGGCTAAGTAGCCAGCCTGAGGCATACGAACATGACGGCAGTTGTTGTTAAGTAACAAGCGCAGTAGATAAAACGTTCCGCCGCCGGGCGTTAAGCGGATGAGGGAAAAATGAAAGCAATCGACTTAGGCAACAATGAATCTGTGGTTTATGGCGTATTTCCCAATAATGACGGTACGTTTACCGCCATGACGTTTACCAGAAGCAAAACTTTCAAAACTGAAGCTGGCGCACAACGCTGGTTAACAAGAAACCATTGTGAGTAAGAGCCAGACAGGAAGCCGGATTCAGAAAAGCATCCGGCGCAACACGAAAGCGCACTACGCAGAACCTTCCCTTGTCAGGTCTATCGTTTAATCCACTGCGACAGTGCGCTTCCGGTTGCGAGTGGAACCCGTGACATTGCTGTGTGTAGTCTTTGGCGGTACCAGTTCATTCCTTTCTGGTTTCCGCCCTTTTTAAAGCGAATTTTGTGGTGTGGTGAATGCGGCTAAGCGCACGCGGCACAGTTAAAAAGACATAACGGTCCTTCATGTTGTGGGTGGAAATAGTAGTCGGCGGTAATGGTTAACTGGTTATCGTCACCTGGAGGCACCAGGCACCGCACCAACAAAATTCGCTTATAAACAGGCAAAGAGGATAAAACGATGATACCTGTCATTACACCTCGTTCCGACTGGATGCGCAGTCCGGCTAAACAGCAGACTGCAATAAACAGAAAACCGGGCTTGATTCGTAAAATTTATACTCTACTCACCCAGAAAGGAGACCCGACATTAATTAACTGCGCATATTGTCAGAAAGCAATACCGGAAGAGACCGCATACGAATATGAACTGATATATATGCACGGAACGCTTATTTCACGTAAAAAAAAATATTGCAGTAAACGCTGTGCCAGCCATGACCAGATGGCACATGAACTTTAATTAATCATTTACTGAAACAGTAAAACTATGCCAGCAATGGCAGGGATTCACTCAACCTGAAAAAGGAAATAAAAATGAAAAATACAACGCCTGATGCAGCAGTATTACAGGAACTAAAAGAACTCACCAGCCGTATATTTAAGATATGCGAGCAAAACAATATGCCGGTAGTTATTGGCTATTCATACGAGTTAAGCAGAAACGAAGATGGCTATTCAATAAATAAATCAATAACTGCATATGCAGATGAAAAAACAGGGGCATGGGACTCCACTATAGCCGCAGCAGCCATGTTGCTCAAAGTGAAAGACGTCCCCGGGAGGTTATTGGTGCATTGAAGAGCTTGTCTGTTGCCAGTGATTTTGCGCGGGCGATGTCTGAGGCCTCAAAGGAAAAAAGCCTGCATTAAATGCAGGCGCTTCCCCGGTTTTACATCCCGGCGATGCTGAGGTGGGCGACCAGACCCACCACCAGAAACATGACCAGTGAGCACCCGGAGAGGACTTTCACTGGCAAAACGATTTTAATCTTAACTGAGGTTAAAAAACAATGAGCATTAAGCAGGAAGAATATTCATTTTATTACAAGGTTAAAAATGAAAGTGCCAGGAAACGCCTCGGCTTTAAAGCCGGTTTTTTCTGGTGTACAGCTAAAAAGCAGTCACTCGCCCTCTCCCGTGGCGAACTGGCTATGGATGCGGCCGGATTTGATGAAGCTGATTTTGCCAGACCTGTACGCGTACATTTTCCGGTAGAAAATGACATTCCGCCCGAGGGTGTCTTTGATACTAAATTTTGTGAAAACCGCGAACCCGGTGGCGAAGACGGCAAAACCCTGACACTTATCCCCGGCGCAGCTTCTGCTGTTAAATCAGATGAAACAGAACTCGCCGACGGTGCTGGCACTCCTGCCGGAGAAAACGGGATACAGGAATCTCATAACCCGCCAGCAAACCCTCAACTGACCGTGGTTGCGACACTGCCGTTCCGCCATCGCGTTCTGGCACAGTATATTGGCGATGGAGAATATCTTTATCACGTCGATACAGACCAGAAAAAAGAAATCGCGTGTCTGGAGATGGATACTCAGAATACCACTGTCCAGAACCTGATACTCGCCGCAGAAAATGTAGAGCCGTTCAAAAAAGCTATCGAACATGATATTCACAAAGCAGTGAATGCGTATAAACAGGTATTTCCTGTCGATGGAAAAGTACCTGAGTTATGCACCACTATTAAGTTTTTTAAGGAATGGTTCAGTGCTGAACACGTTAACCGCGGCCTGCTGGTTAAGGAATGGGCTGAACGCCTGAAGAATAAACCTGCACCCGTTAAAAAAACCGGGCCACATAAAGTAATTGTCGACGACGTAAATAAGCCAGAACGTCCACGCCGTAGCGAAAAACCGACACACAGAACGATTAACTATGAGCTCGCCTGTGGTTTCTGTGAGGAGCTGGATCTGAATAACCTGCGTCCTGCAATGGATTTTGCAAAACGTATCATCGCCGAAGACCGGGAAGACTGGAAGCGAATGTCGATGACAGTGGGCATTATTCCCGACATCAAAGGCTACGACCGACAAACCATTATTGACCTGGTACGCAAAGCGCCAAAGGCCGTACATAACGATAATCCTGATCTTCGCCGGACGTGGTGCGAAAGCTTTCTTGCCGTTCATGGTGTTCGCGATCCGGACTGGTACGAATATGTGCCTGATAACACCCCAACAACCCATGAAGAAAATGCAGCAAGGCTTCGTCAGGCGGGCAAATGTCTGCGGGATATTGAGGCAGGGAGGTTTCAGTGTGATGAAGAAAAACAGCAACCGACAGGCGAACTGGCAGATGAACCAGCAACGCCTGAAGCAGTGGAACAGGACACAACTGAACATCATCCGGACCCGCAGCCGCTGGAGAATGAGCCACCTGTAAGCCAGACAGAAGCAGGCTACCAGAAAATACGGGCAGAACTGCACGAAGCACGTAAAAACATTCCACCTAAAAACCCGGTTGATGTTGGTAAACAACTGGCAGCCGCGCGCGGTGAATATGTCGAAGGCATCAGCGACCCGAACGATCCGAAGTGGGTTCATAACAATTACAGCGCCTCAAATCAGGGTGAAAAAGAAGAAGTGGTGCCGGAGGAAAAACAACCAGCAGCAGAGCCGGAGGCTGTCACCAGAAACGCAGACGGGACTTTCGACGTTTCAGCGCTGTTCAGTGCCCCCTCAAATCAGACCGAAAAAACGGAAGCCAGAACAGAAAGAGATGGAGAAACGCCGAAAGAGAGTAACCAGCAGGAAACGGCTGGCGATACAGGGCAGGAAATTACAACGGACGGTGGATCAGGTACTGGCGGTGATGAAGCTGGCGAAGCGGCAGATCCCGTAGAAAACGGAAATTTCACTGTCCCTGATAATATACAGCCAGGTATTTACTATGACATCCCTAACGAGGCGTATCACGCTGGCCCCGGCGTCAGTAAATCACAGCTTGACGATATCGCAGACACACCAGCAATTTATCTGTGGCGTAAAAATGCCCCCGTGGACACGGAGAAAACAAAGACTCTCGATACAGGAACGGCTTTTCACTGCCGGGTACTGGAACCAGAGGAATTCAGTAAACGCTTCATCATCGCTCCGGAATTTAACCGCCGTACCAGCGCAGGAAAAGAAGAAGAGAAAACCTTTCTGGAAGAGTGCGCCCGGACAGGAAGAACCGTGCTTACGGCAGAAGAAGGCCGGAAAATCGAACTTATGTACCAGAGTGTGATGGCGTTAACCGAGTGCATTGCTGGAGAAGTTGATCAGTGAGTCGAAAAAAGTACGATGCTAACCTTCCGAGGTACCTCACCTACCGTAAGGCCAGTAAATCTTTTTTCTGGCGTAACCCGGTAACTGACAAGGAATTTCCGCTCGGTCAGATCGCCCGCAGGGACGCTATCACACAGGCCATAGAGGCAAACAACTTCATAGCGCAAAACCACACGCCAGTGGCGCTTATTGAAAAACTAAAAGGAACGGACTCATTCACTGTGTCCGCATGGATTGATCGCTATGAGGTTTTATTACAGCGCCGGAGTCTGTCGGTTAATGCCTACAAGATTCGCAGTAATCAATTAGCGACCGTACGCGAAAAAATGGGAGAAATAATACTGGCAGAAGTAACAACCCGGCACATTGCCAAGTTTCTTGAGTCGTGGATAACCGAGGGAAAAAACACTATGGCGGGAGCAATGAGATCAGTTCTATCTGACATGTTCAGAGAGGCTATTGTCGAAGGGCATATTGTGAAAAACCCGGTGGAAGCAACCCGGATACCAGAGATTAAGGTGGCCAGGGAACGCCTGCAACTGGAAACGTATAACGCCACACGAGCGGCAGCAGAGCATATGCCTGCATGGTTCCCTCTCGCGATGGATTTAGCGCTCGTTACTGGTCAACGTAGGGAGGATATCGTAAATATGAAATTTAGTGATGTTTTTGACAACCGCTTATACGTAACTCAGATTAAAACCGGAATGAAAATAGCCATTCCCCTCTCCCTGACACTTCGGGCGACGGGGTTACGTCTGGGAACGGTAATCGATCGCTGCCGGCTGGTAAGCCGCACTGATTTCATGATCAGTGCTGGAATCAGGAAAAATAGCCCAACCGGGAATATTCATCCGGATGGATTGACAAAGACATTTGTAAAAGCAAGAAAAGCCTCCGGTGTTAACTTCAGCAATAATCCACCGACATTTCACGAGATCCGAAGTCTGGCCGGGCGGCTGTACAAAAACGAGCACGGCGAGGTGTTCGCCCAAAAACTCCTGGGCCACACATCAGCGAACACCACGAAACTCTATCTCGATGAGCGTGATGATAAAGCTTTTATGATGCTCTAATACTCCAATTTTCGTTGTGAAATAAATGTTAAATTTAATTTGATTGTGATATAACCAAAAAGACCGGAATACAGAAATTCGGAAAAATTTCGGAAAATTTCGGATCATTAATCATAAGTAACTGTTTTATAAGAAAAATAAAAAGAGACCGAATACGATTCCTGTATTCGGTCCAGGGAAATGGCTCTTGGGAGAGAGCCGTGCGCTAAAAGTTGGCATTAATGCAGGCTAAATCGCCTTGCCCTTTAAGAATAGATGACGACGCCAGGTTTTCCAGTTTGCGACGAAGGTGATTGAAAAAACCTGGCGTTTTGTCTGTCATCAGAGATAAAAAAACCGTAAGCCTTTTCGTGAAGGTTTACGGTTTTTTATTAAAAATCAGTCAGCTATTGGATGGATCACAAAGCTTTTCCGCACGTTCGATAAACGGCGCCAGACTCATTTTCTCACCGGGCTTCGCCGGGTTATCGATTTGAATGACGGCAATAGGCTGAGCGCGCGTTTTACCCTCCGCTACTTGCTGTTCGGCAATGGCATTCAAGGGATACTGCACCAGCGTACTGGGGTTGATCACATAGAGCGCCTGGCCAGGCCGACAGGTCAACATGACCTCTTCCCGATTAAACGCCCACTTGTCTTTTCCTACTTCAAAACGACTTACGGTAATCACCTGCGGCGCCGCCAACGCTACGCCCAAAGTGGCCAGCAGAAGCGCCGGAAGGAGTATTTTTTTCAT